CAATCTAGGCCGGCTAATCCTATCGGCTCTGGATTTCGAGCCAAGCCATGCTCACGGCTACGCTGTTGGAATATTCGCAGGCAATAACGATCACTGCCGGGATATCGCGAAAGAGATGCTAGAGCCGTTCGCCAAGCAAATTCTTGAGCAGATAATCGAAGAAAACCGCGAGGATTGCAGTTATGACTAAACTACAAATCTGGTGGCACAGCAAGAATGCCGCCAAAAATAGCAATTGGATGATGCTAGCTCTGGCGTCCTGCATAATCGCCAGCGGATTTGTCGAGTCTGGCATGTGGTGGCCGGTGCTGGTTGGTATCGTGCCTGGTATTGGTATTCTGTATTTGGAGTGTTCGAAATGAGTGATCTAGGCAAATGCTTGTCTCCGCTAGGCCGAATCGTTAGCGCGGCTTGTGACCGTGATTTGTCGGCAGATGACCGGGAGCTTCAAGTTAAATATGCGCACACCGATCTTTATAAAGAGATTCGGAATATGGGGTCTGTTAATGCTGAGTTGCTTGAGGCGCTTTCTGGAATGATTGATATTTACGGTGTCCGCGAACAGCATATGGATCGTGAGCCATTCGCATCATTGACCGAGGTTGAATGCTGTAACCGTGCCCGCGCCGCAATAGCCAAGGCTATGGGTGTCGTATGACCCTCGACCAACTCCGCGCCATGCACGCCGAAATGCTGGCCGCGAACAAGGCTTACAAGAAGGCAGAGCCTGACGTTGTGCATATTGCTCATGCAGAGCTTAAGGCGAAACGGTTCGCGTTTAACCGTGCGGCTGGAGAGTATGTTGCGGGATTATTGGAGGATTCTAAATGACTAATGGTCTGGTTATGACGGTAGCGGATGAATTGCTAGCCGAGATTGAAGCGCTGGCAGTTGGCGTAAAAGGTTGGAATATGACGCACGCATTCCAAGAGCCGGAAGAGGGGTTTCTGCCTGAGGACTGGGAGTGGCATGTAGGGCAAATTGACGAAGACGACAACCGTTATCCTCTACTTAATGTAAACGCGCACCAATACGACAGCAGTGATTCTGAAAAGCTGGCACGGTACTATGCTGCGTGCAACAGGGACACTATCCTGTCGATGGCAGTCGAACTCCGCCGCCTGCGCGCAGAGAATGCTGAGCTTCAACGAATAGAGCGAAACCGCGACATGTGGAAAGCTCAGTGCGAGCAGCAGGCCATATCGTTAACTGAGGCAAATGCTGTGTATATCGCAGCGATAAAGCTGGTATCTAATATCCGATTTGCATCTGGCGATAACGGATTGCGCATGCAGCCTGAGCTTATCGACTTCATAGCCGAGCTTGCTAAGGATGCGGGGCGTTATCGGCATATTGTTCATCGCTTATGGCCTGATGGAACGCAGACGGGGGTCTCAATGCCTAGAGACTACTCTACGGCGACCAAGCTTGAATGCGACGAAGGCATAGACGTCGCCATGACAAGCAAATGAAATTCGGCGTATTCGTCCAATTCGGTCTAGGCCTTCCAGTCTGCAAAAGCTGGCGCGCAACCTATGCACTAGCCGATAATGTGGCCGCGCGTTTTAGGCGCGCAGGACATACAGCTTCATTGTTCCAAATCTATGAGGCATCAAACATGACAGGACAGGTAGAAAATGACACCGCATCACTTAGCAGGGCAGACAGCGAAAATGCTGGGGCTGCCGATTGAGCTGGCCAAGAATCGAAGCGGTCGAAATCAACGTTCATGGCTCAACGGTTACGCAGCAGCCGACCGTCTACGAATGGAATCGACCGGAGCTGTTACCGCCAGTAGGGTGCCCACCGGTCATAAATGTGGACGGCGTAACGCTTAGAGCGTCACGTATCAGCCACTTGCAGGATCGCGGCGGACAAATGGATTACCGGCTGGCGGCTGGGTGCGTTATCCGAGGCCGGTATCCCTGGAGTTATCCCTAGGCCGGCGGGCTTGCATCGTCGTCCGCGTAAATTCTAGGGTCGTAATTCACGGCTGAGACACTAGCTCCCGAAGTTCCGCTTGGCGTGACTTCCGTAATTAGCACTGGATAATTCCATCTATCAATATTTCCAAACAACAAGTGAGGCGGCTCTACAGTCCACGAGGTATCCGGAACGAAATCCAGCGACGGAATCGACATTCTGTAGTTGTCAATTCTAGTGGCTGTGTATGGGCCAGACAGCGTGCCATCCTTGCGCCGAATAGCAACAACGTGGCCGCCAGCAGCAGACCAGTCAAACGCCTCAGACGATACAAGAATAAACCCGCCACCTGATGGTGCGTAGGCGTCCAGAATCGCAGATTCAGCATAGCCAGGGACGTCATCTGCCAGCGCGCAGAACGATAGATAACGGCTATTAAATGCGTCCATCTCGGTCGAAAACTTAAACGTCTTGCGCCGATATTTTTGCGTGCGGCGAACTCGCATTCCGATTCGCCATGCCCGGGTGCGGCTGGTAATCCCTAGCAAGCGAACTTTCTCAACTCGTGTACCAAGATCACCAGAAAGCCTGCACTCTACAGTCTCAACCTGCCAGGTGATGCCGTCAGTGTATTCAACATCAACGCCGTCAAAATCATCCTGGGTCGGCGCATTAAAGTCGCGACTCATTGGGCCGGTCATGTTCTGCGGCGTGTACATCTGCTCAAATGTCGTGCGCAGTTCGTCACGCACAGGGCGCATCAATCCTCGGTCAACTGTGAGTTCCGAGAATCCGGCCTGTAGCACATCCTCAAGCACGTCTTTTACGGTGCTATTACTGTCGATTGAGTCGTCGAAGTAGTCGCCACGCGCTCGCCATATAGCGTCTAGGCGGATAAGCTCGGCCATGTCTATGTCTGCCTCTGTATATCCGACAGACTCAGCAATATATTTAATCACTGGAGAAATATTCCGGTTAGCAACAGCCGGGCCGCCCGTTATTTCTGGAAGCTTACGTGTCCACTTGGTGCTTACCAGCGACTCGACTTGACTGGCTATCTTGTCTCCGCCGATAACCTTTAGAGTTAGGGTCGTAACGCCTGCATAGCTTGTCGGAGCGACTAGCTTAGCTTTCAGGCCATACCACTGCACGGTGTCCATAATGCTGGTGTTTGTGGACTTTGCGCCTATTCTCCTGGCTCGACATTCAGGACGCATCGGATAATCGAGAGTCGTTGTCTCGGTAAACCCTATCTGGTCGAGAGTGGCCTGTGTGTATGAATTAGGAACTGATGTCCACGCGCCTGCTATTGCGTAGTCTCGATACTGTAGCTCCACGTTTACCGTGTGCGTTATCAGATGACCGTTGGTAGCCTTCACCTCTGTCAATCCACCAGGGAAAAAGTAATCCCATTCAATCTGTGAAGTTAGGGCGCCGGCAGGGCATGCGGTGAACGGACCAAGCCAGTCCCCTTCAGTGCTTGAAGAATCTAGAATTATGGTTGCGGTGTTCGAGGTTAGTGCAGCAAAACCAGGCCATCCGGTATCCGTAGCCCCCGTGTCTGTAAGTCGCTCCGCGCTAATAGTCGAAGTGCTGGCTGCGGTTAGTCGATACTTTAGACCCCTATACCCGATGCACATTTGTAGAGCGCCAAGGGCTAGCCCCGTGGCCGGGCTGCCGTTCGAATAGTTAAGCGTCATCGTTCCGCTAACGCCTGCGGTGATGGTGTCCACAATGTACAGGCCGGAATTATCCCCGGTTATCTCGATTAGAGCGCCGGCAGTCAAGTAAAGCTGGTCCATGTTTCCAGTGATGATATCGCGCAGCCCTGCTCCGCCATCAGCCACGGTGTAAGGGTAATTAACCGTAATTCGAGCAATCATCCCGCTAGCCCAGCCAGCAGGGAAAGCGCCAGCCCCAGAAGGTATAGAAATATCTGCACCAATGAAGCTGTATGACGACGCATCAGCCGAAGGGGTTACTGCCGAAGTCGCGGTAAGCACTAGCCCCGCCGTACCGCCCGATGTGCTGCTAATCTCGGGCGCGCTGTGCCACCACACGGCAGCGGTGTCGGCGGACAAGTCTGCGCCTGG